GCTGCCAGATCTTATAGCGCGTCGGCCCATTGCTCACGACGCGGATCTGGTTGTCCTCCGTGATACGGGTATCATCGTTCTGCGCGATACGGATGTCAGGCACGCCCGGGCTGATCGGGTCGATGCCGGCAAGAATCGGCTCGTTCAGGGAGCCTGAGTAGATACCCGCAGAGCGCCCGGCATTCGGCAGCTGCGTGTCGTACCACGTGTTCTCGCGGAAGTTATAGATCACCGCATGCGTGCATTCCGTCGCCTCGCCACGCGGGTAGCACCACCAGATCTCCCCGAACCGTGGAACCTTGTAGGCGAAAATCTTGTTCGCGAACGGCAGGTTCAGCCCGTCGAAGAAATAGTTGATATTCATGTTGTTAGGCACTTCGCGAACGACGCCGTTGTACATCATGAAGCGGCCATCACCGACCCAGAAGTAGATGCCGTCATACTCGATCACACTGTTGGCCGCGATGATCGACGACGACGAGCTAATCGTGTCGAACGCGAACACCTCCGGGCCACCCGTGTAATACGTGCGGATCAGGCTATCGAGCGTCCAGAAGAGACCCGCCGGGTTCTGACCACCGCCACGCAGCGGCAGGCCCTTGACGATCTTCGAGGATGAAATGAACGCGTCGCCCGCGTCGCCTGTCACGAAATTCGTCGGGTCGTTCGCGTCAGACCACTTCACGAACCCGTTCGACGAAAACATAAACAGATACGGGTGCAGCACCACAACGCCGCCCGAGACGCCGGATGTCGGGATTGGCGTCAGGGGCGCCGTGCCGATGACGTCCCCGATGTAGGCTGAGTAGATCCCGTCAGTGGAAATGTCATCCGCCGAATTGACCGCATGGGCGATCAGCGCCGTCGCGCTCCCAGCACCGTCATACAGGGCATCGAACTGCCACATGAACTCAGGGCCACCCACGTAGGTCGTAGGCGTCCGGTCCGTGACGGAGCTCGTGTTGCCGAGATTGTCGATGGTCATGCGCTGCAGCCCGGTGCCGTAGCCCATGTGCGTGTAGGTGAAATTGTTCTGCGCCTGCAGGTGAAACTGGCGCACGACGCCCTCAGCGAAATTGCTGATCTGCCGATAGCCGCCGATCTTACGCGGCAGCCCGCGCTGAAACCGGCACCACTGCCCGTCGACGTAGAAGTTCCCCTCGAACTTCGTGCCGTCGCGCTTGATGCCGGCCTCTGATCTGACGTTTACGGGTACGAGCATCGACGGTTATTCCAGTGCCATAATCTGCGCCTGAAGCGCCTGTAACTGAGCGAGAAGCTCTTCCTTGGTGGGCGGTGGAGGAGCGGGTGCAGGCTCAGGAACGGGTGGTTCAGATACCGTTTCGCCATCCCACAGCCAGCCGTTCACGGCCTCATCCGGCACCTCAATGAACTGATCGGCATAAGAAGGCACAAACAAAAGGTGCGGGGGCGTCATTACTACGTCGCGCAAAACGCCGTTGCTATTAAATGCGTATTTCATATCAAACCCTTATGCATAGATAAGAACGACGCCGGTGCCACCAGAGCCGCCGGGGCTACCACCTGCGCCGCCGCCTCCACCTCCTCCATAAGCTCCATTACCACCATAATAATTGGAAACGGTAGGTGCAAACGATGCGCCAAGGCCTCCGCCGCCACCGCCTCCGCGAACATCTGCTCCACCACCAGCGCCCCCACCACTTCCGCCGGGGGCACCTGATGGTGAAGGAGTCATGCCACCTCCACCCCCGCCACCGTTTGATCCGGGTCCGCTGGGCATCCCATGCGATGGAGTAGATGCAGCGCCGTTACCCCCAACCCCATAAGCGCCAAGAGAAACCATTAACGGATCGCTCCACGCCTGTATAATTTGATCTCTTGCACTTCCGCCTACGAATTGATTTGCGGCACCGCCAGAGCCGCCGCCGCCGCCGCTAAGGACTGGGGTGGTGTTAGTTCCGTTGCCCCCTGCACCCCCAACACCGCCGCCTCCTCCGCCTGCACCGCTGCTGCTGCCACCGCTACCTCCGTTACCACCCCAGCCGGCGCCGCCGCCACCCCCGCCGGCTCCACCAGTAAAACCATTTCCTAACGGAGAAGCGGAAGAACCACCTCCGCCGCCGCCGCCACCGCCGCCAGTTCCCCCGGTTCCTCCTGTGTAGGCTGCGCCGCTAGTGACTGAAGCATGGATTGATGCGGTGCCACCTACGCTACCGGAACTGCTGGTAGCATTAGTACTTGCGTTTGCTGTAAAGAGCGTGACGCCACTACGAACAACCGTGGTAGACGAAGAAGTTATCGTAATACTAAGAGTGTCTCCCGGCGAAACGGCTACTGTCCCAAAAGCACATCCGCCGCCGCCGCCGCCGCCGCCGCCACTACTTGATCCGTTACCCCCCGCACCAAACGCATACACGCGAATAGATGTAACACCTGCGGGGACTGTGTAACTTCCAGTGGACGTAAACGTCGTCCAAGTTCTTGATGCCGGAGCAGCTGCGCTCGCCCACGTCGTCCCATTGCTCGTCAACAGATTGCCCGCTGCGCCCGGAGCAACCGCTGTTACCGCAGACGTGCCGTTACCTATAAGCACAGCGTTAGCCGTCAGCGTCGTCGCGCCCGTACCGCCATTTGCAACGGGAACAGCCGTAACACCGCCGAACACACCCGCGTTATTAAATTGAATCTGCCCCGTAGTGCCACCCGGAGAGGTCGTAGGCACCGTCGCAAACGCAAGCTGCCCTGAGCCATTCGTCTGGAGATACTGCCCATTCGTTCCGTCAGCAGTCGGCAGCGTAAACGTAAGGTTCGCAGCCAGCGCGTTCGGCGCCTTGATGGCAACGTAATTCGCGCCGTTATCCGTGTCCTCAGGCAGGCGGATCTCAGCGCCTGCAGTGGCGTTACCGATGACCGAGACAGGTGACGTCAGGGCCGTTGTGATCTGCGGAATACCACCCGTCGCCGTCAGCGTGCCAGCCACCGTGACGTTCGCGCCACTAACCGTCAGCCCCGTCACGCCACCAGACTGCAACTCCAGAACGCCGGAGCCGTCGGGTGTGATGATCGCGCCGCCGCTGGTGTTGCTTGCGTTGATGGTTGTCGGCATGGGTTACTCCGATTCAGTATAAGCTACGCAAGGCCGCGTCACGGCGTCACCTCAAGGATCGCGGCGGTCACGTCCATGCCGGCGAAAGCGGTGGGGATGGTGAGCGTGGATGTGCGAAGGGGCGTTCCGCTGGCACCGGTATAAAACACGTTCGTTGCATTGACACCGTAAGCATCCGAGGCCGCTGGGGTAAAATTGAACCGGGCACCCGTGGCCACAAAGCTTCCCGTCAAACCAGTAGGACTGTAGTTTGCTTGGGCGCTTTGGTTAAAAATAAAAAAATTACTCCCAATGTAAAAAACTGCACTATTTTGACTAGTATTACTTATAGTAAATGGCAAAGTTTGATCAGACCAAGTGGCGCCGTGGTCGGCGCTACGCCCAATCGCAGTACCGGCCTCATTGCCCGTTATGATTACGCCTGACCCATTCGTAGCCAAGCCACCTATCCCCTGACCGCTATTATTAGTCCTCGCTAACACAGTCGACCACGAGGCCCCGTCTGTGCTGCGATAGATTTCTGAGGTAACACTGTTACGACCGGCGATCCAGTGAGTTCCGCTCCAGACAAGGCAATCCACAGTAGAGGGAAATGCGGCGGCCACATTGGTCCACGTAATTCCGTTTGTCGTAGTAGAAAGCTGGCTGGCACTCGTAAGACCTCCGTAAACTGTGCCATTATATACAATGTGACCGGGAGCGGAAATACGGTAACCAGTTCCGCCGACGAAATTAGGAGCGTTAGTTACAGCTTGGGTTGTCCAAGTGATGCCACCATCAGTTGAGCGCCGAGCAGAGGTTGTGCTCTGGTAAATAAAATAATCTGTCCCAATTTTCGCAGAAACAATTGCAATGCTGCAAACTAAAGAAGAAACCTGCGTAAACGTAACGCCGGCGTTCGTGCTCCTATAAATTCCGCTCGCGTTGCAACAAATAATTGTGTTACCATCAACAATAGCTACGCCAGCGGCATTGGTTCCGTCGGGGAAAAGCGCCGTTACCACCTCCCCAAAAGTGTCAGCATTCACTTCGGTCGTTACCAGTTCATCACCAGAAATCATCGTGATCGGCGCCGTAAGCATGTTTGCAGACGCCAAGTCAGCGATGGTGGGCGATGAAAGCGCGGTAATAGAACCCGACCTGCGAAGACCGAGTACGGGCGATATGCTAGCGGAATTCTGAGTCGTATTGGTAATATTTACCGTGCGAACGACAGCCTGCTTACCAGCCGGCACCGTGTAAAGCACGACCGGGGTAGCGCCTGAAGCTCGCTTGTTTGTGGCGGCTTTTACCTCGACAGTAGACATGTCACATCACCTCACGAAAATTACGACAGGAACCAAGCAAACAGCAGCGCATCGTCAATGGGCGGCGGCGGTGGTACCGCAAACGTCGGTGCTACCCCAGCGCCATTCGACGTCAGCACCTGCCCAGCGGTACCCGAAGCGATGGCCCCGAACGCGCCGGCATTGTTGATCTGCACCTGACCCGTTGTACCGCCCGGAGAGACGCTCGCAAACGTCAGTTGCCCCGTTCCGTTCGTCTGCAGATACTGGCCATTCGTGCCATCAGCGGCAGGCAGCGTCCACTCTGTAATACCGGCCAGCGAGTTTGGAGCCTTGAAGGCGACGTAGCTCACGCCATTGTTCGTTGCCTCAGGAAGCTGAATCTCAGCGCCTCCGATGGCCGAAGCCGTGACAGAGAAAGGCGTCGCCTGCGATACCGCGACCGACTGCACGGACGCGTTAGGAAACGTAACCCCGGTATCGCCGCTGATGGTCGTGGACATGCGCGTTACTCCGTCGGAGTTTCTTCAGCGGGGGCTTCGATCACCGGCGGCACGTAAGGCTCAGGCTTCACCAGAACGCCGTCGACCCAGCCGTCACCGTTAACAGCGTCGTCAGGGACTTCAGTGTCGTAGAAGACTGCCACGTCGGGGTGGTAGCAGGCGTTCGGATCTCCGCCTTGGCAGATGTCGCGGATGCGGTCGTTTTCAATCCATGCTTTGCGCATATCAATAACCCTCCGTCCACATCAGAACAACCATGCCAGAGCCGCCGGTGCCGGAGGAGAAAAGTGGATTACCTCCCACACCTCCACCGCCACCTCCAATACCACCGCTGCCACCAATGGTGTTACTGCCACTCCGCGCGCCGCCGCCACCACCACCCAAACCACCGGCGCCGCCGTTTCTCGAAGTCCCGCCGCCACCGCCGCCTCCAATGCCGCCAATCCCACTGGTGCCGCCGCCGCCGCCACCAATGCCGCCATTTCCGCCAACAGAACCGCCACCTCCGCCGCCTGATCCGTTAAAAATACCCGGAGAGACAAAGGCTGTAAGATAGTTAAATGTATCCGATACACTTGCTACGCTGCTTCCGGATCCACCGGTGCCGCCTTCACTTTGTAGGCCACCTATAGTTAATATACCGCTACCGCCATTACTTGATTCGTTTGTAGCCCCAGTAACCAAATTTGGTTGGCCCGGAGTCGCAGAACCTCCACCGCCGGTAGCGCAATTACCCGTACTACCAGTCGCAAAAGCGCTTCTAATACCACCAGCAAACAAACCTCCACCGCCAGTGTTGCTGTTAGATATAACCGCTGTGGCCGAAGAAGGAATAGAGCCGCCGGCACCGCCAAATCCGCCACCACCTGTAGTAATATTAGTATGATTAGCTGCGCCGCTTATTGAACCGCCGGCGCCACCTGTACCAAAAATTGAACCCGCGCCGCCGCCGCCAAAGCCACAAATATTAGAGGTATTAGCTACCGTTTTTCCGCCCCCGGCACCGCCAGTCGCCGTGAAAGAAGATCGAATACCAGCAGCAGCGGTACCGGCGCCCCCCGCGCCTCCTGCAATTATTACAGCGGTCGCAGTGGCCTGTTGCAAACCAGCGCCACCACCCGTTGCTGTAAGCAACGTACCAAGAGAAGAAGTCCCACCCGCATTTCCGTTTGACGTGGCGGTTACCGCAGCGCCGCCTGAACCAACCGTGATGGTTGGCAGCGTTTGACCGGGGACAACATCAATGATCCCTGCGGCAAAGCCACCTCCGCCGCCGCCAGTTCCAGTGCCATTTGAGTTTTCTAGACCACCAGATCCACCAGCACCTACGACGAATGCGTAAATTTGAAAAACATTCTGGGGAACAATGAAATCATTGTACGTCCCCGGAATGAAATAGGCGCGACTACTAATCCACGACGGAGGAGCTACGCGCGTCGCATAGTTAGGCGGAAGCGGATACCCGTAAGTGCCACGGTTCATCAGAAGTTACCTCCGTATGCGCTGACCCGAACACCCGTCTGAGCAATGCTAGTGGCGGCACGCAGCGAGTGTCCAGTAGGCAGCGTCAGCGGCATGATGTTCGAGTTGCCGTTGCTGGACAGAACCACCTGAAAAGCCGGAGCAGTCGTGCTGCTCGTGACGGCCTGCACAGGCACCTGCGTCCACAGGATGTAGTTCGTGCCATCGAAGACAAACAGATTGATCAGGCCGGCTACCGTCGTGGCCACGCCCTGAATGTCGATATAGTCGATACGCGTACCAGATGCGCCAGCCGTCAAGACGGTGCCGACAGTGGTGGGTGCCGTGAGAGACGTGTCAGCCGTTGACAGCGTTGCTGATCCGAAGACTGGGACTGAAGCGTATTGAGCAGCCGTGGCCATGTTTTGCTCCTTAGATGATACCAAGCGCGGACTGGGGATCACCCGGTGCCGTGTTGCCGCCGTTTACGAATAACACAAATGGTTCTGCACCGCTAACCGGAGCTTGCGAAACCCACGTAGTTCCATTGGACGTGAGGACATTGCCCGCGGTACCCGACGAAGACAGTCCTGTACCACCGTTCACAGCCGGCAATATCCCCGTGAGGCCGCCAGTAGCCGTAAGCGTACCGGTCACAGTTACGTTCCCTGCGAACGTAGCGGACTGATCTACACCAAGCGTGAGTGCAGTGGTGCTGCCATTTGTTTGGAACACCAACAGGCCGGTCGTATCACCGGTTACGGCAATGGCCTGACCACTGGTGGTACCTGATTTGATTGTGCTCATCTTAGATCACTACCCACCGAGCGCCTGATGAAACCGTCACTGCCATCCCTGAGGGGACTGTGATGGGTCCAACAGACATAGCGTTCTGTCCTGAAACAACCGTATAGCTCTCAATAAGCGTGTTGTCGCTGATGAAAAAGCTGTTTGATGCGTTGAACGCTTTCGATTTCAAAATCCCGCTGAGCGGATTGAACGTGTAGTTCGGGCTGCTCGTGTAGACCGTGATAGCAGCGCCAGACGTGGCGTCAGCGAAGATCGGGAAACGTGTGCCATTCGTGGTCGTATCGTTGCTGAGCGTGGCACCAGACGGCCCCGGCGTGGTCGACACCCACGTCGTGCCGTTCGACTGCAGGATGTTCCCGTTAGCGCCCGGCGCAACCGTCTGAACCGCGCTGGTGCCGTTACCAAGGATGACGTTGTTGAGCGTCAGCGTGGAAGCGCCCGTACCGCCGTTAGCGACCGGCAGAATACCGGAAACCCCAGAGGTAAGCGGAACGAAGCTCCAGCTTGCGGACGTGCCGTCGGTCGTGATGAACTTACCAGCGTTGCCTGCCTGACCCGGAAGGGCGACAGAGAACGCGGTACTGACGACGAAGGCGGTCGTTGCGATCTGCGTGGTGTTCGTGCCGGCGACGGCAGTCGGAGCCGTGGGCGTACCGGTGAGCGCCGGGTTTGCGCTGAGGGCGACCGTTAAGCCGGTGCCGCTCGTGCTGTAAGAGGTGCCCCATGCCGTGCCGGTGGAGTACGCGATGCCGACGCCCGGAAACGTGTCAGGGCCCGTACCGGAAATCGTAATCGAGCCAGTGCCGTTCGTAATCGAGATGCCTGCGCCAGCGGTCAGCGTCGCCTTGGTCAGCGTGTTGCCGGTAGTGTTGCCGATAAGCAACTGTCCGTTCGTGTAGCTCGTCTGGCCAGTGCCACCCTGAACCACGCTGATTGGCGTCGTAAGGCCCGAGAGGGACGTAATGTCACTGTTGGCGCCCGATGCAGCCGCGCCAATGGACGCGCGCGCCACGGCAGCGTTGACGGCGGTAAAGATCCCGATACCCAGCGACGTGCCGCCGAGATTGATAAGCGCCGTCCCGGCAGTGGTGGCGCCGGTACCGCCCTGAGCGATGGCGATTGGCGTCGACAGGTTGTTCGTGTCAGCCTCGACGACGTTCGTGCCGTCGCAGTACAGGATAGCCGCGCCGTTTTGAACGACAGTGACGCCGGTGCCGGCAGCGGTCTTAACGGTGAGCGTGTAGCTTCCGGTCGTCGTGTTGCGGACCCAGTATTGCTGGATCGTGTTCGGCACGATGATCTGCATGTTCGCGATCAGGACGCCGCTGAACTGATAGGCCACACGGTTCAGGTTGGTGCCCGAGAGCGTGTAGGGGCTGGGCTGACCGGTCAGGCTGATCGACACATAGTCGAACGCGAACGCCGCGCTCTGGCCGTAGCCAATTGTGTAGAAGCTGGTGCCGTCAGTCAGGATCCGCGCGCTATCACCCGGGTTGAACACCAGAGACGCTTGGCCGTTGATCAGTTCGCCGCCCGCAGGAGCGATGGTCAGACCGCCTGAGCCGGAGTTGCGCGCGTCGAAAAACCAGTCGTTTCCGACCGCAGCTGCCGACGGCATCGTGAACGTGCCAGCGCCGCCGTTCCACACGAGGACGCGAGCGCGGTCTGAGGACGTGAGCGTATAGCTTGCTGACAGCAGCGTCGTCGGCGCAGCCTGATTCAGCGTCGTCGTGATGGCCTTGAGGCCAGCCCCAGCCAGCGCACTCGCGGACGGAGAGGACGTGCCGGCGCCGTATTCAATCGCGCGCCATGTGCCGTTTACGGTCGAGTTGCCGGTGAGGTAGATCTGCCACGCTTCGCCGGAGGCAATCGTTTGGATCGTGTTGCCGCTGTTGTCAGCGACCGTGAACGAGAACGCGCCGACATTGAAGAACAGCGCCGTCTCACCGACCGAAGCCTGCGAAGCGTCGGGCATGCGGATTGTAAGGCTGCCCACAGACGGCGTGACGTCCATGATGGAGGCAACGACGTTGGTGTTGGTGGCGACTTCAGTCGGCCACGTCAGCGTTACGTTGGCAGTCAGCGCGATGGCGCGATAGCTGACGTTCGCAGCGTAAATGTTTGTACCGCCGAAAGTGTTTGTGAAACTGGGCACCTTTAATCCTCCCTGCGGATGATGCCACGATCAGCAATCTGGCGGATATCTTCGCCGTTCAGCGCGGCGACGGATCGGTCGTAGAATCCTTGCCAGATCGGGATGATCTCTTCGTTCTTGAGGAACGGGGCGGCCTCCATAAGCGAGGCGTAGAGCAAGGCGTTTGGCGCGTATTCCGTGAACCAGTTCGTTTGAACGTCGTCACCGAGAAGCGGCGGCAGTTCATAATAGATCAGTTCGTAAGGGAACGGGGCGTTCGGTGTAGGCGCGAAGAACCAGTGCGAATAATCATAATCAGCATAAAACCTCGGCGTCCCGGTCAGCGTCTGGTTCGGCCAGTACTGGCGCATATATTCATACGCGCGCGGGAAGACTTCCTGCGTGGTATTGTAGCCGGTGCCGGTGCCAACACGGATGCTGACGGTTTCGCGCCAGCGGTCGGGCTTGGGGTAGGTAGGCTCTCCCACAGTCATGGTCGATGAGACGACGGTGACGGTGCCTTGGATCTTCAGTTCCCGGGCGAGGCGGCGCTCAGCGAGGCCGATCAGGCTGGGAAGCTGGAGGTAGACCGAAGGATCCGTCGCAAGCGTTGCCCCGCGCTCCAGATAGTTCCGGAGGTCGTTCAGCAAGCTGGTATAGGTCATCGCCGTGGCCATAGCGAAACCCTACATCAATTCAGCGACTGCTGCAATTAAGGCTGCAACGGCTGCGAACGCAATCACGCCTTTGTTTTTCACGTTCATCAGCTTCTCCATCAGCGAGCGCTGAGGCGGGTGGGGGTCGCCGATCACACCCTTGGTGACCTTGTTGACGACAATCTTCTCGGCTTCTTTCTTGGCGGCATTGAGCGCCATTTTCTTCAGGTCCATGATAATCTCCTTAGAGCCAGTTAGCGAACTTCTTCGTCTTCGCCTCGCGGTCGTCGAGACCATGCGTGCCGCCGTTGATACGCTTGGTTAAAGCGAGGATGGCGGCGTCGTTGATGCCTTGGTCGCAGATGGACCAGAGTTTATTCTTGTCAAAGAACCACAGCGCCGACTCGAAGCAAAGCTCAGTCGCCACCAGCCCCGGGTTCTCCATCACGTCCGGGCGGTCGATGTAGTCCGCAAACGCCTGATAGTTCGACTTACCCGTCAGCTGCAGCGCGCCGCGACCGCGGTATTTCCAGCCGTCACCGGACGCCTCGACGCCGTTGCCCATGCGACTGGCATAGACGCGGTTGGCGATCTTCTGCGGCTGGCGCTCATACGCCTTGGCCATAGCTTCCGTGGGGAAGTACTTGCCGAAGATGCCGCGCAGGCCCTTCGCGCCGTAGTTCAGGTTCTCGCTGAACGCCGTGAAGTTCCCTGACTCGTGCGCCGTCTGGGCAAAGAAGTGCGCCGCGCGGTTTTTGTTCAGCTTGTAGTAGGCGGCGGCGGCCTTAAACGTGCCCGGACCGAATACGCCATCAGCCGTGACGCCGATCTTCTGCTGGAGAGTTACAAGGCTCATTTCTTGTTCCACAGATCAAAGAGCGCCTTGACCTTCTCCTCAACCACAGCGAGGCGAACGTCCATCTTGGCGAGGA